ACGGTGCGCATCGCAGTAGCCGGAACGATCTGTGGTGGTGCCGGAGCACCCGCGTTTACGGCAGGCGCGCGGGATAGCTGCTGGCATATTGTTGGCTCCAATAAAAAAGCCCCGCTTGAGCGAGGCTGTGATTTATCCCTTATAGGGTATATTCCCGATTTATCCGCTATAGACATTATCAAGCCCACCAGCAGATGGGCTTTGTAATGGCTTAACAATCAGAGTCAGGACGCGCTACAGCACGACAGGCCCACATGCAGGCTTCCTGCATTTTGGTGCGGGCGATGGACAGGCAGCGCAGGGCATCATTGCACTCTTCTTTATCCGGTGCGTCACCTTCTTCAATCTCAAGGTGAATGTGGCTGCGCTCGATATCAAGCTTTTCGCAGAAATCACGGCTAATCGCTTTCAGCTCATTCATTTGCGCAATATCGTCAGCGGTCAGGGTCCGATAACCTTTTACAGTGCTGCCATCCTGCGGTTTTGCTTCGCTCATCAGGTTTCCTCAGTTATTAAAAAGCCCCGCTATTGCGAGGCTCGGTTTCTACTTTATGGCGTTGTAGTACGCCTGCCAGCGATACTTATCCAGTCGCAGCTGCCGTAGACATTGCGCCGTCTCGATGTCCGCCTGCAGATCTGCGTCGCTGTCTGCACCAACATCACTTCCCTTGCACGGGTCCTGCATCAAATCCGCTGATGGAATTGGCAGCGTCGATAGCCTGTTGCCGCAGCCGGACAGACTCATCATCAAAATCACAAATGGTACGATTTGGATCCTGAACATATTTCACCACGTCGCGGGTTATGGTTCGGTAGATGATCCGGCCTTCGTCGCTGGCCTTCGCGGCCTTCTGCTCAACAGGCTGAATCGCCTTCTCTGCTTTGGCGCGCTTATCGGCGGCCAGGGCATTGATGTGGTCAGCGTGGGCGTACCAGCCATTCCGGTAACGTAGCTCGCCATAGCCACCTGCCAGCAGTACGGCCATGAGAGCGATCAGCAGAATCGTTCGAAGGCTAAAGGTCATTCTTCCCCTCCGCCAGGCACATGCTGCGCTCCATTTCGCGCCGGTTCTGGAGACCCTTCCACTTCATACCACCAGCGTAAACCCAGCGGCGCATCTCTTCGCACGCTCCGTCGTGATCACCTTTGTTCAGCTTGCGAAGCAGTGTGGACTTCGAGAACGCGTCAGAACCAACGTTAAAGACAAAGCTGTAAAGCGCGGCGCGCTGATATTCGCCCAGCGACACCTTCACCAGATTGTCTACCGTACGCTTGGCTGGCTGGAGGTCTTTCCATAGCAGCTGGTCACATTCGCGATCGGTATACTTCTTCCCTCTCACTATATCCCGGCCCGTATGGCCGTCGCAGACAGTCCATACCCCGGCGACGTCTTTATAGGCTTCGTACTTGCGCCCTTCGACGCCATCCTGCCCTCCGAGGAACAGCGAGGCAATCAGCATTGCACCGCCACCAGCTGCGGCGATCAGTTTATTGCGAAGGCTGCTGGTCATTGGCATATCAGTCTTCTCCAACTTTCACCGCCGCAGGCCGTATTTCTCCAGCGCCTTAACCTGCGCATTGGCGACCTTGCGTTTGAAATACCAGTTAATGAGTCCGGTAACGATAATCCCGGCAATACCTGCCAGTACGCCGATGGCGCTCCATTCGTCAGGACTCAGTTTTGTGAGGACGCCGTTCAGGATGGTTCCTCCTGAGGTGCCGAGGGCGACTCCGGTGACAAGTTTGCTCATACGGGACATTTCTCTCACCTCGCTGTTCGCGGGTGTTGTGTTGAAGGGATCAGGCTCTCCGGATGAATTAACGACAGGACCTTGATGGGGGTTCCGGGAGCCTGAGATAAAAAAAGGCCCGCGTTTTAAGCGGGCCTAACTGAGTTGGAAATCTAAGTAGGTAGATGTTTTACCTCGCCATCATCCATACAGCAGCTGTGTCGGGCAGCGTCACTGACCGGTCAGGATGTCCGGTTAATGGTTCTGGCTTGGCTCACGATTAAATAATAGCAGTGGTTAAGAAGTGCATATAAAAAAGCCTGCTTTACGAGCAGACGATATTTAACTCAGAAATGGATAATAAGACAGGTGCCGGGTGCCTCCCGGTGACTCGTTACCAGTCATACGAGCCGCAAGCATATCTGCACTTAGCAGTTAACTGGATTGCCCCGCCGCATAGGGGGATTCACCTGACTCATGACCATAGCAAAAATTTGTCAGAATTCTAAGTGTCGATGCTCAAACAGAAAACTGGGAGAAAGCTCCATTAAGCCATCGAGCGGCACGCTTCTGCACAACGAAGGCAGGCTTCAGAGCATTTCTGACAATGTTCTGCTTCGTGCTTCCCACATTCTTCACCGCATTTCTGACAGACTTCTGCGCAGACCCGGCATAGCGATCTGGCAAATTCACTATCAAAGGTCATAAATTGCGCTGCGAGCCGACAAATATTCGCGCACTGCATATCGAGTCTTATGCACTCACGCATCATATCCACTTGTTCTTCTTTCAGACATGAAGCAGCACAATAATCACAGGCAGCCGCGCATTTGTAGCAGGCTTCGATGCATTCAGCATGGTTAACTGGCATAGTTCGCTCCTTTCAGTCGTAAGCAGAAAACTAAGGC